TGATAGCAGCACAGGCTAGGGTAGATGTTTGGCGCTCTTATGAGGCTTCTAATCGCAGCATAGATAAAAGGACAATGTAATGGATAAAAATGTACAGGCAGTTAGACAAAAGCTGGCAGATCGCGCTGAGTTTGGAATGATGAAATACGGTGTCAGCACAGAGCGTACAGACTTATCTGCAAAGCAATGGCTTATTCATGCACAAGAGGAAGCGATGGATTTAGCTGTGTACCTGCAAAGATTAATTGATGACATGAATGACTAAAGATGAAAAGAAATATCTGTCGAAACTGGTAGACATTGGCTGTATAATTTGCTATAGGAATGGCTATCCTCAGACACCGGCAGAAGTGCATCATGTTCGGGGATTGGGGCTAGGAATGGGGGTAAGAAGTGGTCATTACGACACTATCCCATTGTGTCCTAGTCACCATAGAGGTAATGATGGGTATCATGGCATGGGTCGCAAAGCCTTTGAACGGAAGTACCAGATAACTGAAATTGACTTACTTGTACAAGTTAAGGGGTTGCTAAATGAAAAAGACGAAAGCTGAAAAGAAAGTTAGTAAGGTAATGACCGAGTTTAAGGGTGGAACATTGCACTCAGGCAAAGGCGGCCCTGTAGTAAAGAATCCTAAGCAAGCTATCGCAATTGCATTATCAGAGGCAAAAATTGCCAAGAAAGGGAAAAAAAAATGAAAGGTTTAAAAAGCTGCGGTAAATGCAAGGGCGGTGAGTGCAAAGGCGGTAAGAATTGCATGAGGGAAGAAAAAGAAGAAAGCATGGAACATTCAGGTAAAAATGGTGAAAATGGTAAAAATGGCAAAAAAGGTGTAACTGTAGCGATTATGGTTGCTATGCCTAAGCGTGGCTCGCGTACAGCTACTAATAAGGCGAAGAAGAAATGAAGCCAGGACTTTACGCAAACATTAACGCAAAACGCAAGCGTATCGCTGAAGGTTCAGGCGAAAAGATGCGTAAGGTAGGTGCTAAAGGCGCTCCGACTAAAGCTGATTTCAAAGAATCGGCTAAGACTGCAAAGAAAAAGAAATGATTAAGCGAGGCAAAGAGGAGTTTGCTGGCTATAACAAACCTAAAAAGACACCTAGCCACCCTACTAAAAGCCACGTGGTATTAGCTAAAGAGGGTGATGAGGTTAAGTTGATTAGGTTTGGCCAGCAAGGTGCTACAGGTAGCCCTGACGGTTCAAAGCGTAATGAGGCATTTAAGGCTCGTCATGCTAAGAATATCGCCAAGGGCAAGATGTCTGCTGCGTTTTGGGCCAATAAGGTGAAGTGGTGAGCCATCAAAGCCAGCTAGATTTCGTTGCAGGTGTAAAGGCTAGATTCCCTGATTACTTTACCGACAAGAAGGTATTAGAAATTGGCTCTCTTGACATCAATGGCTCTATTCGTGCCTTTTTTGATACTACTAGCTATATTGGCGTGGACGTTGGAGAGGGTCGTGGAGTTGACGTTGTAGCTAGGGGAGAGGATTTAGTATTTCCTGAGAGCTACTTCGATGTAGTGGCAAGCTGTGAATGTTTTGAGCATAACGAACAATGGGTTAAAACCTTTGAGAATATGGTCAGAATGGCTAACGGATTAGTATTTTTTAGTTGCGCTACTACTGGGAGGCCTGAGCATGGAACCAGCAGGACTAGCAGGGCTGACAATCCTTTTCTTGGCGATTATTATCTTAACTTAACTGAGCAAGACTTTAGAGATAAGTGCGATTTAAGCAAGTTTGAGCAATACGAATTCTCGACTAATGACTCACCTGCTGATCTTTACTTCTGGGGCTTATGCAAGCAATCGTGATATGCAGTACAGGGAATGTTGGCTTAACGGTACTGGTAACTGCTTTGGAGGTCTATGCGCCTCACATACCAGTGTACATAAGCTGCAATACGCCTAAATGTTTCGGTAAACACATAAAGATGATTCCGAATATGGAGTCTAACTTTGGTGATGCCTACAATGTAGCTACAGACTATGCGTTTGCTCAAGGATATGATTCTGTGATCTTGGCTAATGATGATGTAGTACCTACACCTAGCACTATTACTAAAATGGCAGTAGATTGGGATTTACTCAAAAACGCAGGATATAAAGTTGGCTTCTTGGGTACTAGGTCTGACTTTGTATTGCCTGAGCAAAATATACGTTATCCTATTGTTGATGATGATTTTGTAGGTTTACGCTATCGCAGCGAGGGATTTATAAAGAAGGCACAGACTATTGCGCCTATCTTTGCGTCAGTATCAAAGGAGGCATGGAAAGCAGCTAAGTTTCCAAGCGTAAACTGGTATTCTGATAACATTATCTGCGATGACATGACTAAGGCTGGCTTCACTCATTGGGTGAGTAGAGGCTATGTGCATCACGCAGGCAGCCAGACAGTAGGCGATAACTTCGCTAAATGTCATGAGGATAGCAGGGCATGGATACGGCAGAATAGGCCGGATGTATACGATACGTATTATTAAGGATTGTTATGGCTGAATTTAATAGATTGCCAACACAAGCAGAGTTAGACAGAATTTTATTCCAGCAAAGTCTTGGCAATAAAACAACTCAGCAGATTATTAATGAAAACTTATCTGGTGGCGGCTTTACTAATCAGGACAATATAGCGCAGCGCATGGCTACTGGTGCTGGTATTGCAAAGCAAGCAGTAAATAAATTAGGCAATGCTGCTGACGTTGCAAAGCTATTCCCTGGCTACACAGGCCAAGCTAAAGTAAGTATTCCTACTGGCTTTAACTTTGCGCCTAAACAAGACCCTATGGGCGGGGTAGTTCCACAAGGTCTACAGACGCAGCAAATTAATGTAGATCAGCTACTAAGAGCAATTAAACCCGCTGATGTATTGGGTATTACTGGCGCTGAGAGTGCATATAGCGATATAGGTGCAGGTAAAGCTCCCAGGCCAATGGATGTAGTGGATACGCTTGGATTAGGTGCTGGTGGATTAGCTGCTGGTAAAGGTTTGCTTGGGGCTGGAGTTAAAACAGCTAAATATGCTGCTCCTGCTGCTGGACGAATGTTAGAGCAATATGCTGCCGATACTGGTTTATTGTCTCCATTAATTGCTTATCATGGAACTCCGCATACTTTTGATAAATTTGATATTAGTAAGGTTGGTACTGGAGAGGGAGCGCAAGCATATGGGCATGGGATTTATTTTGCAGAAGCGCCTGGTGTAGCTAGAGGCTATCAAATGGCTTTAGGTCAAAAGGCTGGAGAAACCACAACCATTGGTGGTAAGCCTGTTGAAGTTATTTATGAGCAAATACAAAACAAAGCAAACAGACTTCCTGTAAAAGAAGCACAGATAGAGTACGACAAGGCTGCAATGCTTGAGAAAATGATGCTTGATACGCCACCTGATGAACTTATCAGTTATGCAAAAGACATAGGTGCTGATCCTAAAGTGATTGAATGGCTTGAAAAAGACATAGCACCTAAAACAAAGTTTCCTGGTTCATTTTATAAGGTAGATATTCCAGATAAATCTATAGAAACATTTATGGATTGGGATAAGCCATTTAATAAACAAAACGAAAGTGTAAGAAGATCATTAAATTCCTTACATGGTGAAGTAAAAAACAAAATTTTAGCTAAGGATAGTGGTGGTAACGATCCAAATGGTGGTTTAATTTATAACAGACTACAAGAATATTTCTCAGAAGGAAAAAGAAATGATGTTTTTAGTAATAATGCAAATTATGGTGCAAAAATAGCATCAGAAGAATTAAACAGCATAAATATTAAAGGCATAAGATACAAAGACCAGGGAAGTAGAATAACCGAAGGTGGAACTAGTAATTTTGTTGTATTTGATCCTAATAATATTTCTGTTTTAGAAAGAAATAATAAACCAATGAAGTAAACGCATAACATCCAAAGGATAGTGCAAAAATGGAAACAGAAATCACCAAAGTGCAGGAAGATGCACGAATAGCTAATCTTACTAACATGGGTAAGGGTAGGACTAAGGGAGTACCTAACAAGAGTACGCAGATAGTTAGGGAAGCTATTGCTAATCTACTAGAGCGCAATGCTCCGAACATGGATAGATGGCTCAACGAAGTAGCGCAAGAAGATCCGTATAAGGCACTAGACTTGATGAACAAGCTCAGTGAGTACCATATACCTAAGCTGGCTAGGACAGAGGTAACAGGCGCAGATGGTGGAGCGCAACAGCACGTGGTCACATGGCAGAAATAGTCATTCCGTATCAGCCTAGAGAGCCTCAGTTACAGATGCATGAGGCAATGGACGGCACTAGATTCGCTGTAGTTGTAGCCCATCGTCGCATGGGTAAGACTGTAGCGGCCATTAACCACTTGATTAAGTCTGCCGTAGAGTGCGACAAGGATGAGCCGAGGTTTGCTTACATTGCGCCTACTTATGGCCAAGCTAAGAGGGTGGCATGGGATTACCTAACCAAATTCACAAGGCCACTAAATGCCACTCACAACATTTCTGAACTCAGGGCTGACTTCTGGGGACGCCGCATTAGTCTTTATGGTAGCGACAATCCTGATAGCTTGCGTGGTCAATACTTCGATGGCGTTATATTGGATGAGATCGGAGATCAAGACCCGAAGATTTGGAATGAGATTATTAGGCCAGCTCTGTCTGATCGGCTTGGTTGGTGTATGTTCGTTGGTACTCCTAAGGGGCGAAACCACTTTGCTGACCTAAGAGATAGGGCTGACAGTGCTGACGATTGGAAGCTGCTAGAGTTTAAAGCCAGCGAGACCAAGATCCTGCCTGAGTCTGAGCTTGATTCTGCCCGTAAAGAGATGGGTGACGACAAGTATAACCAAGAGTTTGAATGTTCATTTAACGCTGCGGTAGAGGGTAGCTACTATGGTCAGATCATCAATACTATCGAGGAAAAAGGCCATATCACCCGTATTGAGCGCGACGATCTTTGTAGGTCTTTTGTTGCT